TCGCGTGGCGACAACATCATTGATTTCAGCGAAGCACTTTGCTCGATCACCAAAGACTCAGTCGCAGGTGCAGCTGGTGAACCGCTGGTCTTTCGCGAATGGCAGAAGCAACTTACGCGCTCGCTCTTTGCAGAGAAGCCAGACGGATCGTTAAAACATAAGACAGCGCTGATCGGCCTTCCTCGCAAGAATGGAAAGTCGGCGTGGTTGTCAGCACTTGCATTGGAACACCTAGTCCTGGGTCCCAATGGCGGCGAGACTTACTCGTGCGCTGCTGAAAAGGAGCAAGCTAAAATTGTGTTTGGTACTGCCAAGCGCATGGTGGAGATGCAGCCCGAACTATCAGAGATTCTCGACGTATATCGAGACGCCATCTACAATCCAAAGACCGGTTCGGTCTATCGGGCGCTATCTGCCGAAGCATTTACCAAAGAAGGTCTCTCGCCAACATTCGTGGCCTTCGATGAGTTACACGCACAACCCAATCGTGAACTATTCGATGTTATGTCGCTGGCGATGGGCGCACGTCGCGAACCTTTACTGGTAGCGATTACAACTGCCGGAGTGAAAGTCGATCCGACTGGTAAAGACTCGCTCTGCTATCAACTCTACGAATACGGCAAAAGGGTGGCGTCTGGTGAGGTTATTGATCCGAGCTTTTTCTTCGCATGGTGGGAAGCAGATCCATCACTTGACTTTCGTGATGCAGGTGCATGGGAATCTGCAAATCCTGGTTTCGATGACATTGTTGCCAAAGACGACTTTGCAAGCGCTGTCCTTAGAACTCCAGAGGCAGAGTTTAAGACAAAGCGACTCAACATCTGGACTTCAACATCCGATGCGTGGCTACCTCATGGAGCGTGGCCTTCCTGCTACTTGGCCAGAGAACTTGAATCCGAAGAAAAAGTCGTCATTGGTTTTGACGGCTCGTTCAACGGTGATTGCACCGTTATCGTTGCAGTTACCTGCACAGAAATCCCGCACATCGTTCCTCTCCACACTTGGGAGAAGCCCGAAGAGGCTGGCGCAGATTGGCAAATTCCTATCCTCGAAGTTGAGGAAGCCATCCGCGAAGCGTGCAAGAAATACGACGTCGTCGAAATAGCGTGCGACCCGTATCGATGGGCGCGAACCTTCCAAGTCCTTGAGGATGAAGGTCTGCCGATCGTTACATTCCCGCAGACAGCAAGTCGCATGACACCGGCGACCACCCGCTTCTATGAAGCAGTCGTCAACAATCAGCTCACACACAACGGCGATCCAAAATTGGAACGTCACATCGGCAACGCAACTTTGCGAGTCGATCAACGCGGCTCACGATTAGCCAAAGAGAAGCGCGGATCAACTCGACGCATCGACTTGGCAGTTGCTTCAGTAATGGCTTTAGAACGTGCTACCTGGTGGCATGGACAAGGCGACTATCTACCACCCGTCTTCAACCTTTCAACAATGGGAGAAACCAAATATGGCGAAGTTCCGTCCGTCTTTGACGTTGATCACTTCAACAGCTGAGATTCTTGGCTCAATCCTCATCGTTAGCGGTATTGGCGTTCTGGCTGGATTAGGCGCAGGTTTAATTGCAGCGGGAGTAGCAACATTGGCTCTGTCATTTCTAGCATCGGTAGGTTCTGAATGAGTATCTTCACACGCGGAATCGTTGGACGATATCCTCAGTTCAATAACTATGTCGCTCCGCTTTCCCAACTTTACGGCCAAACAAACGTCACCTCTGCCGCTGGCGAGCGCATCGACGAATGGTCAGCGCTAGGAATCTCCGCAGTCCTCGGTTGCGTATCTTTGCTATCTGACACAGTTGCTTCCTTGCCGCTTCGTGCTTTCAAAGTAATCAACGGCAAGCGAGTATCAGTAGGACTTCCAGATGTATTGATGAATCCTGATCCTGAATCGAATATGTTTGAGTTGATTCACCAGATCATGTTCTCGCTCTCACTTCATGGCAACGCTTACGTCCACAAAGATGTCGACAAGCGCGGCAACATGATCGGCCTTGTCCCACTCCATCCTTACCAGATGCAAGTGCTACCAACCGGCGATCAGATCGGCCGCAAGTATCTCCACCTCGGCAACGAAATTTCTGCCGATGAGATCATGCACCTTCGCTGGATTACACCACCACAATCTTTGGTCGGCGTCTCACCAATGATCCAGAACCGCAACCTCATCGGAATTGCGATGGCAATGGATCGTCACATCGGTCAGTTCTACGGAGAAGGCGCAACACCATCATCCGTTCTTGAGACAGATCAGAAGTTGACTCGTGAGCAAGCCGCAGTCATCCGCGACACCTTCAAGGCAACCCACACTCGCCATCGTCTGCCATCAGTTCTTTCAGACGGCTTGAAGTGGAAGCCAATCACAACATCAGCGGCCGATCAGCAAATGATCGAAACCCGCGAACAGTTGATCCGCGATATCGCTCGCGTCTTCCGTATTCCTTCACACTTGATCTTGGCTTCTGGCGATAACCAGACATATCAGAACGTCGAGCAAGCATCGCTGAACTTCCTGACCCACACCATCATGCCTTGGCTTCGCCGACTTGAAGTTGGTCTATCTCAACTATTCCCAGAAGGCACAGATGTCGTATTCGACACCTCACACCTTCTTCGTTCTGATGCGCTATCTCGCGCAAAGGTCAACGCACTCCACATTGCAATGGGCGCTCGTACTCCAAACGAAGTTCGCGTCATGGAAGGCTATGAGACCTACGATGGCGGCGACGTATTCAACCAAGGTCTCGCTGGCAACATCACCGCTGGCGGCGAAATTCCATCGCTCGGATCAGACGGTGATATCCAAGCGCCAATCATGGGCGTGGTTGAGTAATGGCTGAGACATTCCGCGCACCCAAAGCAGTTCGAGATGAAGCGCAAGCATCAGGGGTAACACTTCCAGACTCATTGAGCATCGTGAACATTCACGAAATCAGAGAGACATTTTTTGGAAGCAACACACTTGAATGGACCAACAAGATCATCGCGTCTGCTGAGCAACGTGCTGTGGAACTTATGGAAGGCAATCCAACAATGGCTGAACTACGAGACGGAAACCCTCTCAATGGCGTGATGGCTGCTGACGCATCAATCGATGCTGCTCAAGCATTGCTCAAAGCAATCATGGATCAGAACCCAATCATTGCTCAGGCTTACTACTTGATCTGCGCTGCTGATCTCGCTCTTGATCCTGTCATCGAGGCTCTTGGTCTTACCGACCCAGACGATGACACCGAAGAAGAGAACGCCGCAGCAAAGCCAGAGGATTACTCACCAACCGAGGACGCCGACGCTGCTGTCAAAATGAATGAAGACGATTACAGCGACGAAGATTCCTGGACTGCCGACGATCGTGCCGGAACTGGCGCTGAAGATTTACCGATTGCAGCTCGCGACAAAGCATGGAGCGCAGCAGCAGCCGACAAGCGGGTCCAGAAGTGGGCTGGCGGCAAAGATGCAATGGACTGGGCCAAGTACGGCAAAGCGTTTTTCTATGTCGATGAATCTGACAAAGAGAAGCTCGGAAGTTACAAACTCCAATTCGCCGACATCGTCGATGGTGAGTTGACTGCTATTCCTCGCGCTATCTTTGCAGTTGCCGCAGTTCTTCAAGGCGCTCGCGGTGGAGTAGATATTCCTGACGCAGACAAAGAAGCGATCAAGGACAAAGTGACTGCCTATTACGCAAAGATGGCAGAGAAATTTTCAGACGAAGAAATCAAACCACCATTCGAGGATCGTGCTGCTTCAGCCCGCATCGGCGAAGGTACTTTCGTCTCATGGCCTACAACATCCGGTCGCGCTCGCGGTCGAGTTGAGAAGGTCACTTCTAGGGGTTCGGCGGCTTCCTCAGATGGTTACACAATGGAAGCAACAGACGACAACCCAGTCTTTCATGTTCGCGTCTATCGTGAGCAAGGCAACGGCTGGATTGCGAGCGATCAGGTCAATGTTCATCGCTCAAACTACTTGACCATCATCAAGCCACTCCCTTCACCACGAAAGGCTGATCAACCAATGATCGAAGAACGCAAGACAATGATTCGCAGCGCAGAGAAGATCACAATGGAAGCCGAGCTACGCGCTGTCGGCCAAGTTGATGAGAACTTCAAGATCGCTGGTTATGCCGCAACTTTCAACCAAGAAGCAACCGGATTGAACTTCCGCGAAATGATCGCCCCTGGCGCTTTCAGTCGCTCACTCTCAACCGATAACCCAGTTTTCTTGTTGGTCAATCACGACACAGATCAACTTCCCCTCGCTTCTACTCAGTCCGGAACCCTTCGCCTAGCCGAAGATGATCATGGACTTCGCATGGAAGCGGATTTAGACATGAAGAATCCTCGCGCTGCTGAGTTGGCTTCTGCCATCGAGCGCGGAGATGTCAACAAAATGTCATTCGCGTTCTCAGTTGGTCCAGACGGACAGACAAAGGAGAACGGACTACGCACACTCACCGACCTTGATCTCTATGAGGTTTCAGCGGTGACATGGCCAGCCTATAACTCAACCTCACTCGGCGCTCGCAGCGCGGATGAAGTTGCAGACCTCGAACTAGCGAAGCGCAAGTTGGCGCTCAAGTTCACTCAGCGTTCCCTACGCCAAAAGCGTAAGGGCTAAACCCTCGGCGCAACAGCCCCGACGGTCATTCACACCCCACTCACTAGAAAGGGTCAAAATGACTCTATCAGCAAAGCTCAAGGAGCAGCGCGACGCTCTTGTTGCCGAGGTTGAATCAACCATCGCAGCAGAAAACGTTGACGCAGACGCTCTTGCATCAGCTGAAGCAAAGCAAGATGAGGTTGCTTCACTTGATGAGCGCATTGCAAAGCAGGAAGCTGTAGAAGCTCGCACTGCTGCAATCGCAGAATCACGCAAGGAATCTAAGGTCCAGGTATTTGGATCAGCAACAGTAACTCGCGAAGCGATGACATACGACAAGAACGGCGAAAACTCTTTCGTCCGCGATATGATCGGCGCACAACTTCGCAACGACCAAGATTCTTGGTCACGTTTGCAACGCCACCAACAAGAAGTCGCAATCGAAACTCGTGACATCGGCCTAACAAACGGTACCGGTGGAGATTTCGTTCCACCAATCTGGTTGATCAACGAATACGCAGAGTTCGCTCGTGCTGCTCGTGTTACTGCTGACCTCGCTACCAAGATGGCTCTGCCAATGGGTACAGACAGCATCAACATCCCAGCAATCACTCTCGGTTCTAAGACTGCTTTCCAGAACCCAGACAAC